GAGTATTGTTAAGGAATGAACATCTTCATAGGACCCTTTATGTGGTGGTTAAAAAGGGCCCCTTACCAAGAGATTATTCACCGGAGTCAATCGCAACTCCGTTGAGCCTACATACCAAGATTGTAACATGATATGCAGACACGCTCTATTTCCCGAGCAAGGATAATGTATATAGGACTTCCACCTATTCTCCGCACTGGTATTTGTACGAAATTCTTCTGTTGACCACCTATGCCACAAGATAGTTCTTATGCCACAGGCTTGAGCCGAGAAAGAAACCAAATTGGAAATCTTCACCGACTGATATCCACGTATCTACGATAGTCTTCACTGAACTGACATAACCAATTCGTAATTCGTGGTACTGCCCATTCGTTCCAGCAGTTCTCATCTGCTTAACGTCTACATAACGGACAGGGGTGTAATACGGACATTCTATTTCGACCACTGGTTTTATAATAGGCAGACACATCGCTGTACCGCCCATCGCCGAAAAGTCGTTGTAGATCGCCGCGTTGAAGGTGCTATTAGTACTACCCAAAGTTGTACTTGTGGGTGCCACATTGGCCGAACCATAAGAATCGAACCTAGTTACCATAGCATAGTTGTGGGGAGATGCGCCATTTATGAAATGTTTGTATCGGATAGAACCCCTGTATCCCGCGAACATACTAGCTAAGTAAGCAATCAATGTCATGCTTACAAAGTTAACAGACTTCGCTAGACCTACAGAGGAATGTATTCCAGAACTATCAGTTCCAGGCCCAACGGGAAAATTTCGATAAGTGAATTTCAGCTGGGGATACGCGGACGCCCCACTAGTGACTACGTTAGTGATATATTTAGTATATCTCTTTAATAACACTCGAAAACTCACAATCCTCTCTCCAAAGATAACTTTGGCTAGATCATCACTGTTGTATTCTGAACCAACAGTTAAATGATCTTCACAATTATCAAAACATTCCCACTGAGCTTGTGGCACCAGGCATAATGGCGTTAATATAGCGGGCGAAGGCACGAATAATTCAAAATCATCTCCTGCTTTCACAAACACATTAACTTTAACGCTATTGTCTATAACGTCATTGGGCGCTGTGAGCTGGCTAAATACAGCTATAGTAAGAACTCCATTATCTGTAGCAGAGCTAGGAGAAACTATAGCTGTGTTTGACCACAACTCTGTGGTTGAAGTGAAATTAATGGATCTCATAGACAGCACTAAAGTGCTAGAAGCCCAACCGATGTTCATTTCAAATTCTCTTAAATCGCCTAAATCCACGATCTTCGTGTAATTGACGTTAAACTTTGAAACACCTTGTTGAGAAACAGGGTCATATAAGACACGTAA